GGAACTCCACTTTGTTCTAAATCTATTTCTGTGTTTCCATCCTGTGTGAAGTGAAATAAATGTTCCCAACCATTCATTAAATATCTTTTACTTGATGTTGGTGTTGAGTATCCTCTAACATATCCGTCAATCTCAACTGCTTTAGCCCATATAATACTATTTTGTAGTTTCCAATCTATTTGTTTTATTACATCATAAATTTCAAATGGATTGTTTTTACCTGGTGCAACATTTAAAAATAAATGTCCTGTTGGTTTCAATACTCTACAAACTTCGTTCCAAACTTTTACTTGCCAATCAACATAATCTACTTGGTTATCATCATAAGTATTATAATTCATACCAATATTATAAGGTGGACTACTGACAACAATATCAAATGTATCGTTATCAATATCTTTCATTACATCTAAACAATCACCTTGTAATATTTTATTCATTCACTACTCCACATTGCTTCAATGTTTTCTATTTTGTGTTCTTTACCATTGGTATCGACAAAAGTTTCTGGTAAATCATTATACTGACCTTTTGGAACATTTCCGTGGTCAGTCATAG